ACGTCGAACGTCACGCGCAACGTGCCATCCGCCATCGTGCGCACATTGACGCTTGCTGCTGATATTGCTGTCATGGCGATCCCCTTTCGCTATAGGCGGGGCCGGGGGTGATGAACTTCTCGCCAGTTTCCTTAATCGTCATTTCGAACGAATGGAACTCGCCAGCCCTCCCGTCATCCAGCCACACAAGCGGGCCAATTTCCACGCCTTCAACACCACCCGCCAGATCACGGCAGAACCCGTGCCACACGATCAGGTCAGGTAGGAACCGCACGAACTCTTCCGACGACAGCGACAGCAAATCCTTGACTGCGATAAACCTGTGTTCCTTATCCGTCATACATCCCCCGTAAGTTGAACAATCTCTACACCCACCGCCACCAGAACAGCGCCAGCCTTATCCACCGGCCCCGCGTCTATCGTGATTGGCCTAAACCGCTTGTCATCCACACCCAAAGCCTCCGCAACGCCGTCTAGTGCCGACTTCATCGCCGCAAGCATGTTGTCCAGGTCGCGCCTGCGCTTGTCAGGCTGGCAGAACACGATGGACACTGGTATTGCCCCACCCTTGTCTGTAAAACCCGCCTGCGCCTGTTTTGCTGCGGTGTATGCGTATTCCCGCGCCGATACCTTTGCTGCGTGGCTGACCTTCCAGCTTTTCCCGTTCTTCGCATTGGGGAATAGCTTGCTGTCCGGGAATGGCAGGCGCAGGATCATCAGCTCCCCTTCACCAAAAACACCGCCAATATCCGCGCAAAGTTCCCCCGCGCCCAATCCGCATATGCCGGGTCAGACTTGCGCATGTATTCGATGTGCTGCTTGTACTTTTCGAAGTTCATTGCAAAGGCTCCCCAAGCACCAGCAGCGCCCACAGAACATCGTGTTGCGGCACTTGATGTCCTGCCGCTACCAAGTCCAGCAGTTGCGCTGCTCTGGCTTTCTCGGGTGTGTAGTTGTCGCGTAGGGTCATGCTTTTCTCCTAATCTTCAAAGCCGGGATAACCGGCAACAAAGACGGCGAAGACCGTGTTAATTCCAAGCAGGGTTGCAAGTTCAGGACTGCGCGCGGATAAATCAACGCCACCAATCCAGAACAAACCCAGCCCGTATGCGAATGCCGCGAAAAATGCGATCCAACGTTTCATGCTTTTGCCCCCAGCGCCAGCGTGTAGCAGCGCACTTGGTTTGCGTTCAGCTTGTCGCCAGCCTCATGCCGAGACTTGAGCCGGTGCGCCCATGCCTTCATGTCTGCGGCTTTGATCGGCTTGAGTCCCGACACAAGCGCCTGCCGTACCTCCTGGCTTGCCGGTGCGTCGTATGTGATCTTTGGCGAGTCGTCCGGGCGCATCAGGCAGGTTTTTTTGAACTGCAATGCTGTCGGCGGGAACTCGTCGGGCAAGTGGTCAAGCGCGTACTTGATCCCGGCAGGCTTAACACCGGCAAGCTCCATCGCCCAGGTTTGGCGCACCAGATTGGCGTCGATGTTTGCCCACATGTTCGTAAACCTATTGCCGTAGATGCCCGTCAGTCGGGCAAACAGCGCGTCGATCCAGTTATCCGGCAAAGGTGATGGCACGATTTCCTCCGTTCACAGACGCAAGCCCGCCTGTCAGTGCTTCGATGGTGTCGGCCTGCTTGTTGCCGAACGATGGCTTCTTGCGCTCGTCAGCATCGTCCTGATCCTTGCGCAGCCAGTTTCGGAAAGCTCCGGGCCAATCGTTGATGGCATTGCGGAACGTGTGATCGCGGAATTTCTCCGCAGCTTTCACGATGTCCACGCTTGGCGTTTTCTCAGTTGCCCATGCCAACAGTTCCGGCGTTATCTCGAAAGACGATGGGCATTTCCGGGTGGCTCGGGGAGCCGCAGGCGACCCATCCCCCTCCTTCCCTTCCTTTCCATTCCCTTCCTTCCTTCCTTCCCTTCCGCTTTCACGCGTTCCTGACGCGTCAGTGACGCGTGCCGGTATGTTGCTGTCTGACTCTCGGTTGTTGATGACTTGGTGTTCTTTGAACGTCGGAATCTCGGCGTATTTCTTGCCTGCAACTTCGTACAGCAAGATCAGCCCGCGTTCCACAAGTTCTTCGCCAAGCGCAGGAACATCGCAATCGTCACCCGGTAGATAGCGCAGCTTGAATGTGTTCGGCTTCCATTCAAGTCGCCCTTCCCGGTCAGACTCGCACCAAAGAGCCACGTAAAAGAGGCGTGCAAGTGGCGTCATGCTCACGATGTCTTCACTGGTGAAGAACTCAGGCTTGATCGTCCTAATTCGTGCCATGCAGTGCCTCCCTATCTGCCATTCCCGCCGCCACAAAGCCGCATGACAGGTCTGCCGTGTCCCTGTGCCGGAATTGCTTGTTACGGTGATGCCAGCGCAAAGCCGCCTCACGGTGCCGCTGTGCGCGTTCCTCGTCTGTTATGTCCAGCCGGGGACGCCCGCGTGGTGGCTGCTCTATCTGCACGGTTGATGGGCCGCGCCAGTGAAAGGCGTTCATAGAAGTGCCTCCTGCGTTTGCTTGGGCGCTTCCGGCTCAAACAGCTTTCCTTGTGCTTGTGCGCGTGCGATTGGCATATCCGGCCACCAGTAGTTCTTTTTGGACTCGTTTTCTTCTCCGCGTAAAACTTGAAGGTTCGCCTCGCAGTGAAGGCCGCAAACATATGGGCTTTGCAGCGGGACGATATGGTCAACATGCATTCGGAACCCTGTTTGAATCTGCGCCAACAAGGCGGATTTGTAGATGTTTCGGATGGCGTCTTGATTTGCCCATGCTGGCGTAGCGCGCAACTTTGCAGCCTTCCGTTTTGCCGCAGTGGCCCGCCGCATATCCCTGTTTTTCTTGGACCATTGAGAGTTTTGCGATTGCCGCTTTTCCTTGTGCTTCGTGTTGTGCGACTTCCTTATGGCCCTAGCCTTTTCAGGATTGGCCGCAATCCACTCCACGGATTTGGCGTTTAACCGATCCTTGTTCTTTAGGTAGTGGGCGCGACTAGCCTCAGCGTGGCACTCAATGCACCATGCGGACAGGCCATCGGCAGACCTAGGGAACACCCTAAATTCCAAGAACAATTTGCTCTTGCCGCACTTGCTGCACGTTTTCATCGTCAAATAGCTTTCTTTGGTTGTAGGCCTGCTGAATCCTTGTCACCGCAATGTCGAAGTACTTCTGTTCGCGCTCTATGCCGGTGAACTTGCGGCCTAGCTGTGCGCAGGCAACGCCGGTTGTTCCGCTGCCCATGAAGGGGTCTAGGATGGTCTCGGCGCGCGGGGCTCGCTCAATAAAATGAGCCATCAGCCATTCGGGCTTTTGGTGCGGGTGACAGCGCCCGGCGCTTTCCCATGAAACGACGACAGGCCCGGTAAGAACCCCCTCCCCGCGCCGGCCTTGCCACCCATCGCCGCACACATAAGCCAACTCAAATGAAGGCTTCCAGGGCAGCGACAGGTCGCCCATGCCGAACGCTGGCCCCTTGCTCCAAACTACGCAGGCGCGGGCGTTGGCGACAGGCGGCGTCTTCCAGGTGCCAAAGAAGACGGCCGGCATGCGGCCAGCCCACCCGGCCACCCAGTCGCGCGCCTCGGTGGATTGGTCTCCAGCTATCTGAGTTCCGGCCCACGAAGCCCCGTGGTTGCTTGAATGCCCAATCCCATACGGCGGATCAGTAATCACCGCATCAAACCGCCCAAGCGTCGGCAGAACCTCAGCGCAATCACCCCGGTACAGGGTCGCGTCTCCGATGTGCACGACTTCGAATGTCATGGTGCCCTCTTGATGTGCTGGAACTCGTCGCGCTTGCCCAGGCCGGGGATGGTGCCTAGCTCGACACCCTGCGCCCGCATGCGCTCGACGTAGGCCGTTTGCTTGGCCTTGCGCTGCGCGTATTGCGTGACCTTCTTGTTGTTGAACACGGTTGGTTCTCCAGTGTTCCAATCGAACGGGCTGCGTCCTTTCATGCCACCGCCCGGATGCCGCCACGGGCCTTGAGGTGTTCCATCGCCTTCATAGCGCGTTCCATCGTCTGCGCCGCGCTGTTCATGACCTCCACCAGCTTTACAGCCTCGTCCTCAGGAGATTTCCTGTCGGGCCGTGCGTGCAGCGTTTCATCGCAGGCGTACAGCAAGGGGTCGTAAGCCTCGCAGAAGGCCATCAGGCGCACGACTTGCCCGAAGGTAAGGCGCTGGCCCCAACAGGGCTACAGCACGCCTTTAAACGGGCATAGGCCGATTCCGGCTTCATGTCGGGGAACAGGTGCGCGGCCACCAGTTTGAAGGGCTTACCGCTCTCGCCAATAGCCCGGTTGATAGCGTCAAACTCATCGTCGTAAAACAATTTCATAGCAACTCCCATAAGGTTTATGGCTTGTTAGGGTTGTTCGTTTTGGGCAAAAAAAAGACGATTGGCCTATGACTTCACAGACCAAACGGGTTACTCGCGCTGCCCACCAATGGGCGCATGTCGCTGCCTGCCTGCCGCCTGACTTGCTTGCTGCCGCGAATCGTCTTGATGCCGTGGTGACGCAGCCAGCGGGCAGCGGTGTTGTGGCTGACTCCAAGGCGATCGCCCATCAGGGAGCAAGTAAGCCCCTCGTCGGCCAGCGCCTGCATAACGGCTGCT